GCGCGCCAGACCATGCCGCGCGCCAGACCATGCCGCGCGCCAGACCATGCCGCGCCTATAGGCGCGGCAATGTTAGGCAATGCCTAGCGCGTTCCCTCTTATCTGAATGCGCTAGGCAAAGCATGACTGCATCGACTCGCTTTTCGCCTTGCCCTATCCAATCGTCGCAAAAGCGCGCTACGTATCGCGGCTTGGCATAGCCGCACCATTCGCGCGTGATCGTGTAGCGCGAGTCGTCCTTTATAGTCTTGACCATTGTCAAACCCCGAATTGATTGCAGCGAAGTAGGGAAACGCAATCGGGCAAGCCGTACGGCGAAACGGAAACGCCGCGGCCTGCCCTATAGATTCGCAATATGGAATTGTCAGGCCTGGGACTCTATCGCCTTTTCCGGTGGCCAAGTGTTGATAAATTCTGTTACATCACAAGCCTTTCCTTTCGCATATGCGATAGCAATGGCTTGCCCCTGAAAACACTTGCCTGAGTAGAATCGGCCCGGCCTATGCACCATGTAACGCGCGCCGGACTCAAACCCGCTCAAACCAATAGAATTGTATTTATAGGCCATTAGCTTTCCTCCCTTGATTGCACATGACTAGCGCGCGCAATGGCGCGCGCTAGGCGATACAATCAAAGCCAGTTTGGTTTTTCTGCGATACTGGCAAGCGTGCAAGTGCCGTAATGCGTGCCAAGTGTCGCCACAACTTCTTTACCTTCATAATTCCGCAAGCTGTAAGCCGTCATCGAATCTGGCCGAGTCTTGAACGTGAACCCATTGCCGGATTGATCCACAATAGCCGCAAGGTATCGCGGGTTTCCGTTCAGGCTACTGCGTTCACGCTGGAGGATAACAAGTTTACCTTGAATGTGGGATAGGTTCTTCATCAGTTGGACTCCTCAAGCGGTTCTATACGGGCAAGGCTGGACTCTAATTCGTGCAAGGCTTCCCATTCGGATTCGGATTCGGCTATCGCATGGGGTGAATGTTCCACTTGATACGATACACGGCGGGAAATTTCATCCGATAGGAAATCCAAAGCTTCCCATTCGGAATCGAATGTCCATTGATCCGGGTTAGGGTCAAGCGAGTCAATCGCATAGGTTACACGGTATTGCATAGGTTGATTCCTTACATTGCCAGAATGGTGATTACGATTAGGACAAGCGAAGCGAGTCCAGCGATATCAGCGAAGGCGTCCCGCATATCAGGAAGCTTTCCGATACAAGGTAACGCAATAGCGCGATTCAACCTGAGCGATAATATCAACTAGGCATGGCGGGGGCGATACAAAACGAGTCATTGGCGAGTCCTTTCCTGATAGCGTTGATTCGCTATACCTAAGATTATCACGTGACCAAGCTGCACAAAGCAAAATCGGCAGCCAGGATGAAAAGAATCGGTCAGGTTTGATGACCTGGTTGTGTTTCTTCGTGTCAAGTGTAAAGAGGGGGTTGACAACTGGGAGAGGGAAAAGCCCGAAAAAGAATCGTGATTCGGCCCCGTAGCCCCCTCTAAGATTCTGCGAGCATCCACACCCAGAATTGACACCGCATCAACCAGACACCTTCACACCTCCCCATACCGAATCCACTTTTACTTTTCCATCTCACCTCTGCCCGACCCCATATATTTTCCGGGAAAATCGGCAACTTGACACACCCGCAGCCACCGCCGACAATCACCCACCCGAATCACCCCGCGAAAGATCACATGACCTATGTCCTGAACCAGACCCGAGCGGACGATGAAGTCGTGCTTGACATCCTGCGCCGTCGTGACCGAGGCGATAGCGCCGCAGAGATTGCACGGGTGCATGGAAAGACCAAAAACACTGTCATTCACCTGTGGGGACGCATCCGCAGGGACGACATCGCCCACGATCCCGAAGCCGCCGCCTACTGGCACCCGAACGGAGACCCGACATGAACCTCGACGAACTGCGCAACGCCCCCTTCATCGGCATCACGGGGAAGGCCGGCTCCGGCAAGACACTCGCAGCCACTTGGTTCCTGCGTAACCATGTGCAGGTGGTGAAGTTCGCCTTCGCCAAGTCGCTGAAGACGATGGTCTACGAACTGATCCGCGAGAGCATCCCGAAGACATGGCCGCACAAGGCGGGCGAATACATCGACGACCCGATCCTGAAGGAGACGCCGATCCCCTTCCTCGCCAACCAGACCGCGCGCCACCTTATGCAGACGCTGGGAACGGAATGGGGGCGTCAGACCATCCACTCGGACTTCTGGGTCGCCATCGCCGCCAGCAAGATCGAGCGGACGCTGGCGAGCGGGTTCAAGAGCGGCAAGAACTACTCGCTCCTCGCCATGTTCGATGACGTGCGCTTCGCCAACGAGGCGGACATGCTGCGGGCCTACAAGGGCGTCATCCTGCGCATCGACCGCCCCGGCCTAGACAAGCCCGCCGACATCGCCGCGCACCCGTCCGAGAACATGGACTTCGCCGCAGACGTGACACTGGTGAATGACGGCACCCCTGAAGACCTCCATGCGATGCTGGCCGAAATCTGGCCCCCGACCATCGTAAAGAAGGCTTAACGGCCCCCTTCGTCAGCGGCAGACTGCTGTAGACCGCGCTCCTCCCTCGCGGTCCCCACGCCAGTCCAACTCGGGCCGAGGCACTATGCCTCGGCCCTTTTTCATGTTAGCGTCCCTTCATGTGGATACCTGAAGTCCTATTCTGTCTGGCCGCACAGTGCTGGGTCGCGCAGGCGAAACCGCACGACACCAGAGACCTGTGCCTCGCCTATCTGGTCGAGGAGATGGTGCCGACGATCCTGTTCGCAGACCCGACCGTGGACATCTACATCCGAAACCTGCGCTGCGCGCCCCCACCCGGCGAACCTGTATGACCATCGACCCAGCCCTCCTACAACACGCACCGCAGCTTCTCGCCAAGGTGCGAGCCGAGGCCGCACGACGGTCCTTCAAGGAGTTCGTCAAGCAGGCGTGGCCTGTGATCGAACCCGGAACCCCGCTGATCTGGGGCTGGTCGATGGATGCGGTCATCGAGCATCTGGAAGCGGTGGTTCGCAGGGACATCAAACGGCTCGTTATCACGGTGCCACCCGGCGCGTCCAAATCGAAATTGACTCGGGTCTTACTGCCCCCGTGGCAGTGGATCAGTGATCCCTACCACAAGTTCCTGAGCGCATCCTACGCGCTCGACCTGACCATCCGGGACAACCTTGAGACACGGCGCGTCATCACGTCCGAGTGGTATGGCGACACCTTCAACCTGAAGATCGCGGAAGACGACGGCGGCAAGACCGGTTTCTCGCTGGACACCTTCGGCAGCCTGAAGGCCGTGACGGTCGGCGGCAAGACCACCGGGTTCCGCGGCGACACGTTTGTGATCGACGATCCGATCAACGTGCAGGACGCCAACAGCCCGGTCAAGCGGGCCGAAGCCTTGGAGTGGTTCGCAGAGGCCGCGCAGAGCCGTATCAACAGCGCTGCCAACAGCGCGGTGGTGGTCATCATGCAGCGTGTCCATGAGCAGGACGTGGCGGCTCTGGCGCTGGAGATGGGTTACGAGCATCTGTGCATCCCGATGCGGTGGGACGAGACCTACCGCCGCACGACCTCGATTGGCTGGACCGACCCGCGCCAGAACGAAGGCGAACTGATGTTCCCCGAGCGGTTCCCGAAGGACTGGGTTGACCAGACCGAAAAGAACATGGGTCCGTATGCCTTTGCAAGCCAGTATCAGCAGACCCCCGTCCCACGCAAAGGCGCGATGTTCCAAGTCGAGCGGCTGAACATCATCGACAAGCTGCCCGACGAGCCGTTCATTTCCGTCAGGGCATGGGACTTGGCGGGGACCGCAGGCGCGGGTGCCTTCACTGTGGGCGTGCGGATGCGCTACGGGCGCGAGAGCCGCAAGTTCTACATCGACCACATCGCCCGCGCGCAACTGTCGTCTGGCGCCGTGCGTGACTTGATCCTGAACACCGCCATCGAGGACGGCGTGGAGACGCGCATCAGCCTGCCGAAAGACCCCGGCCAAGCGGGCGTGGCCCAGATCGAAGACCTGACGGCCTTGCTGGCGGGCTTCAACGTGAAGGCCGAAGCGCAGTCTGGCTCGAAGGAGATGCGCGCCGAACCTTTTGCTGCGCAGATGGAGAACGGGCACATCTGCGTCGTGCAAGACGTGTGGACCAAGAATTTTATTGACGAGGCGAGGTTTTTCCCTAAAGGTAAGTTCTGTGACCAAGTAGACGCCGCTGCGTCAGCTTTCAATGCCCTTGCACCGCTATCCCGAGCGAAGAAGCGCATGCTAAGCCTCGTTGTCGGCGGTGAACGGCAGGGGAACTGGGCTAAAGGGGATTCCGATGCGCGACGCAGCATTGCTGGAGGTATTCGAGACCGCGCTTAGAGAGCGACTCGTTTACGACGCTGAGACAGGCGTGATCACTTGGTGTAAACCTGATCGCGCGCGTTTCGCCACGCTGAACGCCTATCGAACGTGGTCGACACGTTTCGGAGGTAAGCCCGCAGGTAGAATACGGACAGACGGGTACATCGGCATTCGAATTACGCTTGGGTCAAAGACAACGGTACTTTTGGCGCACAGGGTGGCATGGTTTCTTTCGTACGGATGCTGGCCTTCAGGACAGGTGGATCACATCAATGGCGTGCGGGTGGATAACCGCCTACACAATCTGCGCGATGTGACCGCAGAGTTGAATCGGCGGAACATGAAGTGTAACCGGAGGAGTAAGACCGGGGTCTCTGGTGTAACGTGGAGCAAGCACGCAAATCGCTGGCTGGTGCGCGTGAATTTCGGCGGCAAGACTAAGAATCTTGGGTACTACCACGATTTTGATTCGGCGGTCGCAGCGCGGCTTGCCGCCGCCGCCGAGCATGGCTACCACCCTAACCACAGTACGCGCTGATAGACTTTGCAGGAGAACTGGACCAGCACACCGGGCAAAGCCGCCAACGGTTAGCGCCGCGCCAACTCGACACTGCACCGCAGCACGGCCTGATTCGTCCCGGTTGGCAACGCGCCACAAACAGGGTATGTTGCCCTCGAACTCACGCGCAGGGGCCACCGAATGACCGAGGCAATCAAGAAGGTCTCCCGCTACCAAGAGATCGGCGTCGCCAGCGACTACAACCCCAACTGGGGCTTACGCCAAGATGAGTATCTGGCTGATCTTCGCGGCGAGCGCGGCATCAAGCGCCTGCGCGAGATGGCGTCCAACGACCCAATCGTGGGCGCGATCCTATCCGCTATGGACCTGATGATCCGTTCAACGCCCGTGCGAGTCGAGGGCGGATCAGACGAGGCCCGCGAACTGGTTGAAGACAGCCTGCATAAGATGCCGCAACAGACCTTCGAGGAGTTCCTCTCGGACGTGCTGTCGTTCCTACCCTACGGTTTCAGCATCTTCGAGATCGTGGCCCGACGCCCAAGCGAAGACCCGAAGGGCCGCGTTACGCTGAAGAAGCTGGCTCCTCGGGCGCAATGGACCATCGACCGCTTCGAGACCAACGAGAACGGCGACGTTCTAGGTGTGTGGCAGACGGCAACCATACGCTCTGGCTACATCCCTTATGGCAAGATGCTGCACTTCCGCACCGCGTCACGGCAGAACGACCCTGCGGGCCTGAGCGTGCTGCGCAATGCCTACCAACCTTGGTATTTTGCCCGCCGCATCCAAGAGATCGAAGCGGTCGCCATTGAGCGCGAACTGAACGGTCTGCCGCTCGTCCGCATCCCGTCCGAGTATCTGGCACCAGATGCCTCGGACGCGCAGCGCGCCTTCGTGAACCAGATTTCCAGCATCGCCCGCGACGTTAAGAAGAACGAGATGGGCTTCGTCATCATCCCATCGGATGTCTACGAGGATGCGGACGGGAAACTGACCACCACGCGGCTGGTCGAGTTTGAACTGATCGCCTCTCAGGGTAAGCGCGACATCGACACCCATCAGGTCGTGCTTCGCTACCAGCAGGACATGGCCCGCTCGGCGCTGGCTGACTTCGTGATGCTGGGGGCCAACGACCGCGGCTCTTTCGCGCTGTCGAAGTCCAAGGCTGATCTGTTCCTGCAAGCCCTGACCGGCTACGTCTCGGCCATTGCCTCGGTCCT